AACGTGGAAGCCGACGGGAAACCCGTCCAAACCGTTGCTTCACCATCACGCAGTAACTCAAATGGACGCAGGAAAAATCGTAATCAGGTAGAGCTGACACCTAGCGAACAGCAATTAGCTAAACGACTGGGAGTTTCTTTCAAAGATTATGCAGTTCACAAAGCGAGGTTAGATAACTCATGAATGATAAAGTTGAAATCGAAGAAAACGTTGAAATTGATAGAACTTCTCGAAGTTCAGAAACAAGGGAAACCCAAGAGGCTAGACGCCCCTGGGAACCACCCTCTCTTTTGAAAACGCCTGAACCTCCTCCAGGTGTACGATACCGTTGGGTTCGTACCGATGTAAGAGGCCAAGAAGATCGAAAGAATGTCATGCAACGATTTAGAGAAGGATGGGAGCCTGTCAAGCCGGAAGAAATTCCAGAATTTGATGTGCCAACCATTGATCACGGCAAACACGCAGGTGTTGTTGGGATTGGTGGACTCATGCTTTGTAAGATTGATGATTCAATTGCTGAAGAAAGAAATCGGTATTTTGAACAAAAAACAACCAATCAGATGAATGCAGTTGATAATGACCTCATGCGTGAAGAACATCCTGCAATGCCAATTACAAATAATCGGCAATCCAGGGTTACTTTTGGTGGTAACTCTAAAAAATAATTTAGAGCTACTGAATTTTAATCTCGTGATCGGAGAAGTTAATTATGGCAAATAAAGACGCCGCATTTGGTTTGCGTCCAGCCAAGCATGTTAGCGGTTCACCGTTCAACGGAGGTCAATCTAGATATAGAATTACAACAGGCGACACGTCTTATTCTACGAAGATTTACATGGGTGACATTGTGACTCAGAACACAGGAGGTACGATTACTCGTATCGCTCGTGCTGATGGTGGTAGCGCTACAAGCGATATCATTGTTGGTGTGTTCAACGGTTGTTACTACACTGACCCTACTACAAGTAAACCAACGTGGAGTAATCATTGGCCAGGTAATGCTGCCACTGATGCAGTTGGCTTTATCATTGACGACCCTTACGTCGTTTTTGAAGTACAAGCTGATGCTGCTATGCCAGTCGCAGACCTTTTTGGTAACTTTGACATTGTGGATCAATCCACAGTTGGAGATACCACAAGTGGTCGTTCAAATGTTGAGCTTGACGTGACAACAGGTGCTACTACAGCAACGTTGCCACTGAAAGCAATTGGTATATCTACAGACCCTCAGAACTCCGATGTCAGCACAGCAAACACCAATGTGCTTTGTTTAATACAGAACCATCTGTATAGACAGGCTCAAGTTGGTCTAGCATAAGGGAGATATAACTAATGGCTATTTCAAGAGCACAGCTCACTAAAGAACTAGAACCTGGTTTAAATGCCCTTTTCGGCATGGAGTATTCTCGTTATGAGAATGAACACGAGGAAATTTTTGAAGCTGAAAACTCAGACAGAGCTTTTGAAGAAGAAGTTCTTATTTCAGGTTTCGGAAATGCCCCCGTGAAGCGTGAGGGCGATGGTGTTGAGTTTGACACAGCCTATGAAGGCTTTACTGCTCGTTACACCCATGAAACTATTGCACTTGCATTTGCATTAACAGAAGAAGCTGTAGAGGATAACCTCTATGACAGACTTGGTGCACGTTATACTAAAGCACTAGCTAGAAGTATGGCTCACACTAAACAAGTTAAAGCTGCTAATGTTCTAAACAATGCATTTAGCTCTAGTTACACAGGTGGAGATGGAGTATCACTGGTAAACAGTGCACATACTCTTGCGGGTGGAGGTACTTACTCAAATACACCTAGTACCCAAGTTGACTTGAACGAAACGTCACTTGAAGATGCGTTAATTACTATTTCAACTTTTGTTGATGATCGTAACTTAACACTAGCACTTCAAGGGATGAAGCTAATTGTGCCACCACAACTTCAATTCGTAGCAGATCGCTTGCTCGAAACTCCAGGCCGTGTTGGAACAGCTGACAACGATATTAATGCAATCAAAAATATGGGAATGATTCCTGAAGGCTATGCCGTCAATCATTTCCTAACTGATACTGATGCATTCTTTATCTTGACTGACTGCCCAGACGGAATGAAGCATTTCGTGCGAACGCCTATAAGCACAAACATGGAAGGTGATTTTGACACTGGAAATGTTCGCTTTAAGGCTAGAGAGCGATACAGCTTCGGTTGGAGCAACCCTCGTGGCATTTATGGCTCACAAGGCGCTTAACCAGTGAAATGGAACCTCGCCGGGGGTTTCTTACTCAACCCGGCACATTTTTCTAGGGTAAACTTGTCCTACAGACTGACCTAGCAGACTTGCCAAGACGGTAGGACTTATTTCCACGGAGGAAATTATGGCAAAATCAACCTTTTCAGGACCAGTTCAATCATTGGCTGGTTTTATTTCGGCAGGAAACGCTAACGTAGTTAGCCTAACTGCTGACACAACAATTACAGTTGCATCGCATGCTGGTAAAGTTTTAATAACAAATGACGCAGACGGTAAATTTACTTTGCCTTCTATTGTCGCAACCGCTCCTGGTGCGGACGATGATCCAAATCAGTTAAATAATTTAGGTGCTACATTTACATTTGTTGTTGTTACAGCCGCAACAGATATGGACATTTTAACCGATGGAACAGATAAGTTCGTTGGTGGCCTATATACTGGCGTAAATGATGCAACAGGTAAAACTTTTATTTCTGGCGCAAGCAATGATGTCATTACTATGAACGGAAGCACTAAAGGCGGACTAGCTGGTAGTATTGTAAAATGTACTGCAATGGCTTCTGCTAAGTATGCTGTCGAAGGCATTATTCTTGGATCAGGAACACTAGTTACTCCATTCGCTGACGCATAAGGAGGTGACGCATGGCTAATACAGTCACAGGTCCCACTAATCAGTTTGATGGAGAAAAAACACTTATTGTTTATGCTTCTGTTTTATCAGATGGAAGTGCAAGTAGCACCACATTAGTTGATGTTTCTGCACTAAATGCTGCTCCAGATGGAACCGCTTGCTCTACTGTTACCTTAAAAAAGATTTGGTATACAGTTAGCGGCGCTCCTGATGCACCCGCTTCTTTAGATTGGGATGCAACCACAGACGTTACTTTTCTGACATTGTCTTATGACAATTCGTTTGATTTTAGTGGCTTTGGCGGTTTGTCAAATACTGAAGCATCTGGTTACTCAGGCGATGTACTTTTTGTTATTCCATCGACATCTGATGCTGGGAATGAATACACCGTTTGGTGTGAGTTCACCAAGAACTACTAAGAATAATGGCTACTTCTGGATCAAGAGATTTTCAGCCTAATGTTGCTGAATGGATCGAAGAAGCCTACGAACGATGTGGGCTGGAAATGCGTACTGCTTATGACGCAAGAACAGCTCGCCGTTCGTTAAATATTCTTTTTGCAGACTGGGCAAACAGAGGACTAAACCAGTGGACAATCAGTAATGTAAGTCAAACATTAACCGAAGGCACTGAGTCTTACAGTTTAAACAATTATGTTGCAGATGTTCTTGATGTGGTTTTAAGAAGAACCGAAAACGGAATAGCCACTGATTATCAAATGAATCAGATAGGTCGTTCTGAATATTGGAATATTCCAAATAAATCTAATAAAGCCAGGCCAACGCAGTATTTCTTAGACAAGCAAGAGACACCTAAAATATACGTTTGGCCTGCGCCAGAGAATAGTTCTGACATAATTAAAATGAATCAAATTTTAAGGATAGAAGATGCCGATGCTTCAGTAAATGATGTTCAGGTTCCTTTTCGTTTTTATCCTTGTTTAGTTGCAGGACTTGCATATTATATATCTCAAAAAAGAGCGCCAGAAAGAATGGAAGCACTAAAAGCAATGTATGAAGATGAGTTCGCTAGAGCTTTAGCTCAAGATGAAAGTCGTGCATCGTTGATGGTTAAACCAAACATGCGTTCTTATGGGTATTAAGTATGTCTTATGCTTCAGGCAAATATGCATATGGAATTTGTGACCGATGTGGTTTTAGATACCATCTTTCAGAATTACAAAAAGAATGGAACAACTTAAAAACATGTCCAGAATGTTTTGAGTCTAAAAGTCCACAATTAGATCCTTTACCTCATACAGCTGATCCTCAAGCTTTATATGATCCAAGGCCTGATACAACTACCCAAACAGCTTCTCTTGGAGTGGTAAGAACCAACAATATTTCAGAATTTGATTCCAAAGGTGTTTATTTAGGAACTGGAGGTATGACTACTACTGATGACCCTATCGGTACCGAATTTGAAGGTCTTGAAGCAACTGGTGAAATTGGTACCATAACAGCAGGAGGTTCATAATGTCATTTACTTATGCAACATTAAAAACAGCAGTCCAGGATTACATGGATAATGATGAAACAACATTTACCAACAACCTAGACAATTTTATAAAGATTACAGAAGAAGACATTTTAAAAAATGTTGAATTAAATTATTTTAAGAAAAACGTTACAGGCACAGCCGCATCTGGGAATGCTTATTTATCAATGCCTACAGATTTTTTAGCACCGTTTAGTTTGGCTGTAATCAACTCCAGTGTTTACACTTATCTATTATTAAAACATCCGTCTTTTATTAGAGATTACACTCCCAATGCTTCAACTACGGGTGCTCCTGTATATTATGGAGAGTTTGACGACACTACATTTATTTTAGCGCCAACGCCGGATGCAAATTATACATTTGAGTTGCATTACTTTTACAGGCCAGATTCTTTAACGGCTGGAGCTTCAGACGGAACCACCTACTTATCAACCAATGCGCCTAATGTGTTATTGGCAGGATCTTTACTACAGGCCGCATTATTCATGAAGTTAGAACAAACAGAAATTGCAACTTATAAACAAAACTACGACAAAGAAATGATGCAATTTAAAGTTTGGGCGGAAGGAAGAAATACCAAAGAAGAAATGAGATATGACAAGACCAGGGCGGTTCGATGATTAAAAGTCTAAAAGGAAAAAATATTGCTATTGTGGCGATGGGAAAAAGTCAATTAGACTACCATTTATCAATTAGTCACAGCAAAGAATACGATGAGGTTTGGGCAATTAACTCTATGTGTGCAGTCGTTAAATGTGATCGAGTTTTTATGATGGACCCTGCTTCAAGATTTTTTGATACATTTGATGCTGGGCCACAAACTCAAATAATGAGAAGAACGCTACCAAGACTGGACGTTCCGATTTATTCGTGCGAAAAAGATAACAGAGTCCCAGGGATTGAGCTTTATCCTTTAAATGAAGTTGTTTCAAAAATGGGCTGCGGTTATTTAAATAACACAATTGCTTATGCAATTGCATTTGCTGCTTACAATGAAGTTGGAAAAATCAATATGTATGGCGCAGATTTTAGTTACAGTACCAATGTTTATTTTGGAGAAATGGGCAGAGGATGTTGCGAATTTTGGTTATCTAAATGCATGAACAAGGGAATTGATGTTTGCATTGCAGCTACATCTTCTTTATTGGATACAAATGTTTCAGAAAAAGAAAAATTATATGGATATCATAGATTAGAAGATCCGCCAGTAACATATATGGAAAATGGAAATTTAAAAACAACACAATCTTCTAATGTTGAAAAAGAAAATAAAAAACCAATTGGTGTATCTGGAAGAAAAGACTACATGAAAGTTGAAAAGACCAATGGTCTAACGCCTCCAGAACCAATTAATTATTAAGGAGTATAAAATGCCAGGTGCAACAGAAAGAAAAAGATATATGAGAGGTGAAACTCATACTTCTAGAGGAGATTACGATATGAAAAAAAAGAAATCTTCAAAGAAAAATAAAAAAAGCAAGAAATATTGAAATGCAAACAGATTCATTTACACTTTCTATTGGTGACTTGGGTGTAAAAACCACTGAAAATAGAGGCCATACAGTAGAAGAAGTTGCTGAAATGGCAACTAACAAATTAGTTTCAGTTGCAGATACTGCACCTGGACCAATAAAAGCACAGGCACATGCTTTTAAAAACTCGTGTCAAAACATTATTGCTTATTATATGCATGAGGCGATTAAAAATCACATGTGTACAATAGGCAATCAATTAGAAGCGCAAGGTCATAAAGATCTTGCGGAAATTATTCGGAGGCTATAATGGCTATAACACAAGCGATGTGTACTTCTTTTAAGAAAGAACTTCTTGAAGGAACGCACAACTTTAAAGCGACTGGAGGTAATACCTTTAAGCTTGCTTTATATACTAGCTCTGCGACTATGAGTGCTTCGACCACAGCGTACAGCACAGGACAAGAAGCATCAGGAACGAACTATACTGCGGGTGGAGCAGCTTTAACAAACGTCAACCCTACATCATCAGGAACAACTGCGTTTACTGATTTTTCTGATTTGACTTTTGGAACAGCTACTGTCACTGCGAGAGGTTGTATGATTTATAATGATACAGCTACTGGCGATCCAGCAGTTGCCGTTTTTGATTTTGGTGGAGACAAAACAAGTACAGCAGGTAGTTTTACAATATCTTTTCCAACCGCAGACGCAAGTAACGCTGTTATTAGAATAGCGTAGGTACCTCATGTCGCTAACTGGCTGGGGTCGAGGCACTTGGGGTCAAGCTGGCTGGGGTTCGGCTATACCTGTAGATATTACAGGTGTCGCAGGCACAGGTGGTGTTGGTTCTTTAACTGTAACAGGACAGGCAAATGTTACAGAAACGGGTGTTGCTGGTACGGGAGCTGTTGGCTCTTTAAGTATTAGTGCGG